TGGAACACCTTGACGGAAAGAACTAAAATCATTGTTCTTTGCGTGTTCTCTCATCTTAGTACCAGACATACCTTCTGCACCTTCGGCATCAGGATCACGGTGACCAGCAGATACTACTGTAATCTTTTTGAAGTTATATGGTACTTTACCTGTTTTGTCAGGAACACCATTGTATTTGTTTAATAGGTCATGGTATTCTTTTACACGGTCAGAACCTGCAACCATAACTAAATGGTCATGGCCAGCTGCGTGTAAACGAGCTGCATGGTGCATAATAGTAGGATGTTCTTTTGAAGAAGCTTCAAAGTGAACACCAGGTGCATATCGTTTTAGATGTTTTATCTTTTGTGCGCCAGATAATGGGTTCTTTTTAGAATCTTGTGAGTGAGATACAATAACTGTATGCTTTGCACCCATCTTCTCAGCGGTAGATTTGACTTTATCAATTAATTTTAAGTGACCAGTCGTAGGCGGATTCATACGACCAAAAGCCATGACAACAGGCTTACTGGTCTTATCCTTTTCTTCGACTAGTTGTAGGAATGATTTCATTTACGGACTTTTAATAAGTTAGCTCTTGCGAATTCTTTACGGTTAACAAGTTTAGTTGGTTCACCACCATGATTAATAACAAATCCCTCTGGACCTGTTCTCTTATTATCTATGTGATGTTCCAAACCACCCTCATGTTGTTCTAAATTGCGGACCAATACATTCTTGGCCTGTTGCAAGTGATGGTGCATATCTAACAATTTGCCATAATGCTCTTTGTTCTTTTCAATATGACTTACATGAGATTTTGCTTCTGCGGCCTTCTTAGTTTGACCAGCAGGAGTCTTCAGTTTCGATGATGCCTTCTTATACTTGTCCTCAATATGCTTTTGCAAACCTTCTGGAGTTGGATGTTCGTCTGTTCTTACTGTATGATTGATGTATGTTTCTAAATGATTGCCTTCACCAGAATGTGGTTCAACGGCCTTATACATTGTCTTTTTGTTATCATCATGGATTTTCTTTGCTGCATCCATGTGTTTTTGAAATTCATTCTGGTCATCTTCAGAATAATGAACTTGTTTTGTATCATGGTTAGCAGATTTCATCCAAACATCAGGATGATTACCAAAGTTATGCAAGTCTGGATGTGGATCCGCTTTCATGGAAGAAATGTCTTTTCCATGATATTGTTGATGTACAATAATACCAAGTTTAGACTGACGAATCTTATCTCCTTGTTCGCCTTTGCCAGAATATGTAATGGTATTAGGAGTAAACGATACTCCCTTTTTAGTCTCTTTCTTATCGTCACCAGAGAACATTAAATCCCCTTGATATACGCCTGTTTTAGGCGCAACTTTCTTCAAGTGATTCAATGAGTCATGTAACTTGTCCATAAGACCTGGAGCGTGTCCATGATTCTTTTTAATATCTGCATGAGTATAGTTTATCTTTGGATTGACATTAAATGCAGACTTAGATGCCACAAAAAACTTACCAGTTTCTGGATGATGTCCAAATACCAAAGATGGAGAACCGTCATATTTCATGGTCAATGCGGAACTATGGCCGCCAGACTTCATGTGATTGTGAGCTGCCATCAACGATTCATGTGCCTTACGGAAACCAACAGCGCCTTGTTGCAAAGGACGATCCTCAGCATGAGTAATATGCTTGAGTTTCTGGCCTTCTTCGGCTGTTGCTTCTGTAATGAATGTCTTGAATGACTGCATGGTTTCCTTGCTGATTGCAACACACTTTGGTTGCCAATTACTTATTTATACAACTTTTTAGCTTTCAGGTTTAAACCTCCTAGGATTCTAAAAAGATTGAGGTTAATACATAGCGAGTCAAATTGTTGGGTTTACTACCGATAAAATCCCATCTACTGTATTAGAAATCAGATGATTATCCATCACAAAACCCATATTATGTACTCTCTTATCAAAATCTACTCCTTGATAGTTTTGTAGATAGTTTTTGAGTTCTTCGTTTGTTGTATATGTGAATCCATTATTGTGCATAGAGGCTGCACCTGCAATATGTCTTGCAGCCCATGGTGTATTATTCAACATTGATTCTAATAATACTAGACCAAATCCCTCAGAATAAGAATGTAATATGTACAAGTCTGATTCTTTAATGGCAGACATAACATCTGCACGGTCATCAATTAGAAATGGCTTGACATACTCGGTTTCTTTTGGCATCAAGTTATTTCTATTATCATAACCAGTCAAAACAAGGACAGAATCTTCCAGTTTCATGTCATTAAACATATCAGATAGTTCACCCATTGCCTTGTTTGGCCAATAACCTCCACAAGACAAGAACATTTTAGTTTGTTTAATACCATACTTTTCTCTGAAACCAAAAGTACCAAGTGAACTTCTAAAATCTATTCCGTGATTTACTTGTACGGCTTTGTCTTTTACACCATATTTTTCTACATGATCCCAATCCGCATTTGTAGAACAAGCAATGTACTTAACATCTTTAAGTGCTTGTACTGGAATAGGATTATTAGATGGTAGAATCAACATATACATGATAGGTGATGGAATATTCTTTGCATTTTGTAATACAAAATTCTGAACACCAACATCTGCACCATGAACAACAATCAAATCCCATTTCTGTAATAGTATCTGTGCATCAGAAGAAACATGAATACCATTCAAATCACCTTTGTGTTCTCCTGCAAATACAGCAACCTCATGGCCTCTTTTAAGAGTTTCTTCTGCCATGTCTCTAACATAGTTTTCAGAACCACCAGGAAATGGTGCATAACGATGCACAACATAACAAATTTTCATTTCTTAAATCCTATCATTTTTAATACTGCACCACGAGCCGGTTCAGGATTTCTTGTATCAGGTACTTCTTTTACATCAAAGAAACCGTGTTTGATTAACAATGTACGCAAAGATAATTCATCAAAACCATTTACATGACCCATGCCAGGAATTCTATACTCATCTATATTGTGAAACCCGCCAAATAGATATGACATTGCATTTGCCCATGGATTAGGAGATTGATTCAACCAATCAACATTTGCCATTTCTTTCCAGTCATCTTTAACAATGCGTTCACAAATCCATCTGACATTTGGTACAGTTACTTCCAACTTACCACCAACTTTGAGAATACGATTAACTTCACTCATCACATTATCAATATCAAAAATAGAAATATGTTCAATAACATCACCCATGTAGGCTTTGTCAAAAAATCCACTCTCTAATGGATAAGGAGTTACCGTTAAGTCGTGTAAACAATTTACATTTCCCCATTGATGAATGTCCATAAAGACATTTGCATCTTCTTTTGGATGTGGGCCTGAGCCAATATCAATAATCATTTTCTTTCAATGTCCTCTTCATCGCACTTTTCGCCATACTGTATTTCTACAACTTTTAAAGGTATTGTACCTTCATTCGATAATTGGTGCCAACGACCAATAGGAATATTAATAGTATGATTTACATATAGTTGACTATTAATAGGTAAATCGGAAGAACCTGGTGTTGAAGGTATTAATGTTGTTACACTTGCCACACCTTCAGCAATATGCCAATGTTCATTACGATATTGATGCCTTTGCATACTTAATGATTTACCAGGATCAACAACAAGTTCTTTAACTTTGACATTGGGTGTTTCATACAATACATTATAATAACCCCATTGACGTTCTACTTTCATACTACACCTCTCAATGCCATACAGATACCTTCTTCTAAGGAAATCTTAGGTTTATAGAATGACAACATCTTAGTATTGTCAGAACATCTAAACATTACTCCAACAGGATTAGTTTTAATGTGATTGACTTCTGGTTTGTAATCCGATTGTTGGCAAACAAGGCGTTGCAATTCATTAAACGATGTTGCAACACCAGAACCTAAATTGACTGCACCAACAATATCTTCTTTGATTGCAGTATCAACAGCGTCAACAATATCTCTCATGTGAATAAAGTCACGGACTTGTGTACCATCACCCCATACATCAAATGGGTCTAGATGTAATTTTGCACGATTGATATATGATGGAAATGGATAATCTAAGTCTTGGTCTGTACCATAACCACTAAATGGTCTGAATACATGAACTTTGATTCCTGCTTGTTGAAGGTATTGTAAACAAAATTCACCAGTTAGTTTTGCCCAACCATATGTCATATCTGGTGTTGAGCAATCCATCAAATTGATATCTGTCTCTTTGAGATAGTATTCTGAAGTTTGTAGTTTGATTGGATATGCAGCCGATGATGAGAAATAGACAACACGACCTGGTTTTGTTTTAAGACACCATTGCATAAACTCAGAATCAATTGATAGGTCATCCGCAACTGCAAGTGGATTGCCCTCAATAGTCATACGACCACCAACAATTGCAGCCAAATGAATTACCAAATCAAACTTAGTATCAGGATTTTGTTTGAAGAAATCCCTACAATCATATCCATCTTTTAAGTCAATGCCAACAATTTGATGTTCGGCATATTTTTTCATAAAGTATTTGCCAACAAAACCTTTGTGGCCTGTAATCAAAATTTTCATTATTCTTCCTCAATCATATTTTCATTATAAATCGATTCATGTACATAGATATCATCTAAATGATAAT